GGTTTTTGCGCCTGTGATCCAGGTAGTTTTTGGAATGCTCAATTAAGTGTGTTCCCCAGTCATGACACAAAATAAATAAAAATGTATATTACAAAAAAGTCAGTTGACTCGCTTCGAGCCCAACATTGAAGGTCATTGGACCAGAGTTGGGGCACCAATTAGCTGATTTGGTGTGGGTAGACCCCTTGCTTTACCTCAAAATCCACTTAGTTGAAGTCCCGCACGACTGATAAGTGGTTCCATATTCTGAGGGTTTCGCTATTTGTACGTTAGGCTTAAGTAGTGGGAATCTACTTACCTTTCCCCAGGAATTTTAACTCCTGCTGTTGAAAAGTTAAAACCCCATGAGAAGCATGTGTTTTATTTGTAATCAACCTGATGCTATCTTATGCGTAGGGTGTGGTCGAGGAGTTTGTGTGGGATGTACCCTGTTTATTGAGGGCCGCCAAAGACGAGCGCGTGTCTGTGTTCAGTGTGTTAATCAAGTCACAGAGGACTTTTTACGTCAAAGGCGTCCACCACCCCCAGGGATGCCCACACAACATGTTTGTTTGCCCGGCAAACATGAATTTGTTCCGAATCAGTTAGGGCGGGAAGATCAGCATAGTTATCAGTTTGATTCCTTTGTTGACACAGGCCGAGAAAGCAGACGGATCCTCGTAAATAGAGAGGGTCGCTCAATCCACATCATAGAGTGGCAGCTCTATGTCATTGAGAATGCACTCGGCGTAGGCGTGAATAGGTTGGTCATGTTGCCTGTGGCCATAGTCAACCTTTGTAAAGTTTTTTTATTAAATAATACCGTCATTTCTAAAGACGATTTGAGTAATTGTCATGCCTACTGTGGAGAAGTAATGCGTCAAGTGGATATGCATTCCTCCCAATACGTTATTGTCAGGCAGTATGCCCCATTGGCAGCTGCACAATCTGATGAGGTGAGAATCCAGTGTGAGTTCTTGAGTGCTTATGGAGGCATTTGGGGGCGCATGCAGCTCATCTCTGCGTACCGAGCTCCAATTGAAAAAGCAATCAAAATATTTATCTCAATTTTGATTGTGTGGAGAATTTATAGTCGCATAAAAACATACACAAGTGGTGAAACCAAAACATTTCAACAAACATTAGAAAACTTAACCAAATTTGCTAAGATTATTGACTTATTGAAACAATGGGTGTCTTTTCTAAGTTATTAATTAAATACGCCTGGGCACAATTGCCAAGGCGTGGTTTAGTAGATTCTAATGTGTTGCCCTGTGGTGAACTCAAAGGCAAGTACAAGTTGCCTGAGTTTAGTCCACGATTTAAGAAAAAGGGCGAGGTTGTGATGGGTTGGTGGCAGATAAACGATGGTTACCAACCTACTGCCTATTCATCTAGTTACCACAATGAATTTGAAGCAATCAAGGCTAGGGTACTTAAACAGACCCCGCAGATTGATAAGTTGTGTATGCAACAATTCGTGGCTTTCGTAAAAAAAGAATTTAATCATCTTTTCCCTAATTGGCACCGTGCTAAACCTGATAAGTTTAGTGAGTATTTGAGGCATTCAAATGCTAGCTCATCAGTTAAGCAGCAACTACTGCGGGCGCGCAGGATGTTGGATGCTCAAGGGGTTTTTACTGAACGTGTGTGCTCACATTTGGCATATAAGTGGACCACGCGAAAGTCATTCGTAAAAATTGAAAATAATTTGTATAGTAGTCCAGTTGAACAATTTAGGTCTGGTGTCACTTTGGATGGTCGTGTGTTAGACTCCATCCAATTGAAAGACAAGGCACCTAGATTGATTCAAGGTGGTGAGCCAGAGTATGTTGCAATACTCGGCCCATTTTTTGCAAGCCTCCAACGTCAGGTTAAGAAAATTTGGGACTCTAGAAGCCCACTTTTCTTTGTATCTGGGGCTTCAGCCAAACAAGTGTCTGAATATATTTTGGACTTTGAAGGCAAGTTATTGGAGGATGACATTAGCTCATTTGACTCTAGTCTACATGAGTTGTTGTGCGAACTGGAAATTTGGATGTCAAAAAAGTTTGGTGCTAGTCCATTAATTTTGCAACTGATGGAATTCAATGCCCAAACTCACGGACAAACATCGCATGGAATCAAATATAAGGTTAAGGGCACACGTAAAAGTGGTGACCCGTTTACTTCATTGTATAATAGTATCCTTAATGGTTTAATGCACATGTTTATTTATTGTAAGGTTCGTGGTTGTACTTTGCAACAGGCCCGTTCCCAGGTGAGGATGTTGTTGTGCGGTGACGACAACCTAATGCGCCACTTGGGTCCGGAAATAAATTTTAAGCAGGAGATGCTGGGTCTTGGATTTAAGTCCGATGCCATTTATCGTGATAGCATTTATGATAGTGAGTTTTGTAGCAATGTGTTTTATGACACAGAGCTAGGGCCTTGTTTAGGTCCAAAACTAGGTCGTGTTTTAAATAAATTTGCTCACTTCATAAGCCCACCAAAGCAATTTCACCCTCATTCCCTAATGAGAGGTTTAGCTTTGGGTTTTTTGGGTGCCTCCTCATATGTACCAGTATTACGTGAGTTGTGTGAATATATCGGTGATAAGTTCAAAAACCATGTAGCTGTGTATCCGAAAGACTTAGAACACCGCTTGAAATTTGACGGTGTTGGTTATATGAAATATAATTATTTACTGAGTCATAGATATGGTTTGAATGCAGAACAAATTGATCAAATGATAACTGATGTTAAAAATAAAAACATTAGTAAAATTATTATGCGATTATTTGATCGTGATTGTGATGCACGCAAACAAATCTATATTTGGAATTAGGGTTGGTTAGATATCTAACTAAGTTTGGTTATTTTTAAAAATAACACTTCCAGGTACTCCGACTGGATGGACATGCAATTAAATTTAAAACTAAGCTGAGTTGAATTGAATCTTACCAGACTGGGGGTTCGATTGTAAGTATAGGGTGAAACCAGTTTTGAAAATACTGTGTAAGTAGCCTGAGATTTAATTGCATGTGTATTAGGAGGAACTCGGGTGTTGGAACAGCTGTTAAATTGTCCCAAGTGAATCACGTTTGAATGCATTTGTGGGTTGGCTGTAAAATTCCGCTATCCAACACTTGAAGTGTGCGGTTACACGAAATGTCTAAACAATTAAATCAAAAAAAGAAATTAAATTTTAATTCAAAAAATCACCCAAACATGTTAGCTTTAATTAATAAAGTTGAACAGTTGGGTGCAAAATTGCAATCAGCCACGTTAAAGACACAGGGGCGCTCGCGTATAACACAAGCTCGAGCTAATCCTTCTGAAACGGTTTTGGCTAGCACTAATACGATCACCAATGTTATAAAACCCCCCGAGGAACAAATAGTTGAGGACACAGAATGGATGGCCGATGTTAAGAGTAGTGATATTTTTGCTGTTACTGCTTATCCCTGTAACCCAGGGTTATCTAATTTCATACCTCGTGGATCAAACATAGCACAACTGTTTGACCAGTATGAAATTTTGTCTTTACAGTACATTTATGAGCCAACTTCTGGGCCTTATGCCCCAGCATCACAGACTGGAGAAATACTATTACTGTTTGACTTCGATAGTAATGATGTGGATGGAGGAGCATCCACTTCAACCGTACAATCTTCATTTGAGAATGCTGAACCTAAAGTCCGTGCTCTTCCTTATCGGCGCATGATTTTAACTGTGCCTAAAAGAGAGATGGACCGGTTCTCAAAAGCACGATTTGTAAGAAGCGGTCCTATTGGAGCATCAGTTGATCCACATACCTATGATGCTGGTCAACTTGCTGTTTGCCGTTCGGGAGCTCCTTCGGGTCAAACAAACATTGCTATTGGTCGTTTGTATGTTAAATATAAAATTCGGTTTTTCCATGCTGCTTCACCTGGCATACCTAGACAAAGGAACACTTCTTTATATTATGCATTTCAGTCCGGATTAACTACTGGTTCTGTCATTGCTTCAGGAACCCCTTATGAAATGTTTAGGATCGCAGATGCTGCCCAATGGAGTACGACCACGAATTTGACTGCTATATCATCATACTCACCAATTATTAGTGTTAGTAATGGTGGAACAATCACCATTGCTTCTGGAGTATATTTGATTACATTTACTGCACAGTTGACCTTTTCTAGTGGTGCTCTTCCCACTCAAATGTCTTTGGTTTGTAATCAAAATGGCACACCATATGCTCAAGCTGGTCAAAACTTATCTACCGTTGCTGCTGAGACTTCCAACAACGTGACCTGCGGTCCATTTCCAGTTATTCAAAATCAAAACTGGACTTTAGACAATTACGTGCAGGGCACTTGGGTTGGTGGTAGTCCAGGTGTTATGTCTGTTGCTAATGTTATATTAACTATTGTAATGCTTTAATATATTTTATCGCAGTGTATTGCCGTGAGACGAGGCAGTATTGGGTACCGCACCCACGAACATGAGGCTTTTTCGTCATAAACGCAGCACACTGACAACAGTGTCGGGTTTCAACCCCGCGTATGCGAGATCAGTTCTACTGATTGTCCTAACCACTTCCCCGCGATTCCCTTGAACGGGCCGGGGTGGTGGCGGAATGTAAACTGGCTATCAGTTCACAGGATAACTGGACTGTTAAGTGGGGATCCTCAAAACCAAAACCAAGCGTCTGCCAGCTTGGCCCACAGCGCATGAAAAATAGTGCGCACCCTATTTTTAC